CGCCTTCTTTAATGAGATTGATTGATGCTCAAGTTACCAGTTACCAGACTCCAGTTAGTTACAATAACTGGGCTGGATTTATGATTGGTAAGCTGAATGATGCAGGAGCTGATGTTGGTCGATTATCAGCATTACCTCCCACTAGAGGGCTGTTTTATCCCACTTCAACCTTTGGTAATCCTGATTCAATGGATTACATCAAAGGATTTGAGGTGGCAATTCGTAAGACAAAATTCGAAGAAAATCGAATTCGTCAAGCTATTATGGGGGATGCCCCTTTGGGCATTGATGCTGCATGGACGGCAACTGCAGAGAGTATGGGCGCTTCTCTCAACAGGTATACAGTGCCAAGACCTGTTATGCCTATTGAGGTGAAAGCCAAGATACATGAAGCTGCAGATGCTCTTTTTGATGATTATCCGGAATTGTATGATCGTCCAGCATCCATGAGTGTCGCTGCTGTGATGGCTGCGACTGAATGGAAATATTCTGCCGGGTTGCCTTTTATTCCAGCCATAAAGAAACGGCAAGAATTAAAGAATTCTCCATGGTATGGACACATACGGATAGCTGTGGATAATATTTTGTCTTCCACTGAATGGCCGGGTGTTGCATTGCATGGTTTCCCTAAGAATCAAGTGGTTACACTTGAAAAGATAATTAAGGACCCTGCTGCTATGCGGACAGTCACTGCTGGTGATAGACTGACAGCTATTGCTGTCAATACTAGGATGATGGAAGTGTCTAAGAGGCCTCCTTCCATGGATTCATATGTAGTTAATATGATTCCTAGGAGGGAGGGTGCACTTCAGCCGGTGTTTGAGCATTTGGCAAAGAAACCTTATCAGTACGCTGGTGATGCGTTTAGATTTGATTCTACTGTTCCAGATGAAGTTGCCACCATTGGTTCTGTACGGTTGTACGAACGTGGTGTTGAAGGATGGTGGAATGAACGCGCCTTGGTCTCTTTTGTTGAGGCTTATTACCAGTCTTTGTGTAGAGGTCTAATTGTCAATTTATATGACGGGACCGTCATTACAAAGACTGGAGGAGGCGGGACTGGCAGTGCTCAAACCTCAGCTAATAATAGGGACTGGGTAAGGATAATATTGCGAGCTTCTTTTAGCTTGTGTTATCATATGCCTTGTTCGGATTATTTAGCTCATGTTAATGAAACTAATGCTGCCGATGATATTCGAGTTTCTATTGATGATGAGATAGAAGCTCGTGATCCTGGATTGCGTGAATGGGCC